ATTTTTCTGGCATGCCTGATGTGGCTTTTGTGGCCGAGGCGCGATCTGGCCTTATCGGGTCGCTCTCTCCTGCCGCCGCTGCATCATTCCCAGGCGCGCAAAAAGTGTCGGCGATCATGTCGAGGCTCGCCAAAGAGCTTGGGGTGACACTTGAAGACAATGGCGTGACGTCGACAGTGACAGATATGTACCTGTCAGGCAGCCCCTTGACCAAGGTGCAGACTCTCGCCGATGCCGCGAGAATCCAGTATTGGTTCCTGCCAGAGCAAGGCGTATTGGCGATTGCACCAATGGGGGTGGCACGCAGAAGTGATGTGGTTAACGTTGATTTCAACACTGGGCTGGTTGGCTTCCCCACCAAAACTCATGTTGGCATCCAGTACACCGCTCTCTTCAATCCAGCCATCTATCACGGATGCCGCATATTCATGGAATCCGATGTTCCGTCGTGCAACGGCGAATGGTACGTTATCAGCATGTCGCACCGGCTTGATAGTGAGCTGCCTGGTGGCGGCTGGTTCACGCACTTTGTTGCCACCCCGCAGAACACGACGATCAGGTCACGTTGATGGTAGATCAAGTAGACAATACTCAATATTTCGGCCAGACCGACCCGACGACAGGGAGCGGCGACTGGAACCGCCAGCGTTTTTTGATGCAGCAGCAAATGTCAAAACTGAACACCAGCATGCCCGTGCGAGTCATGTCAGTTACTGGCGGGGGCGTTTCACCGGTTGGATTCGTTAGCGTCCAAATTCTGGTCGACGAGATCACTGGGAATGATATGGCAATTCCTCATGGCGAAATTCCCAATGTTCCGTACATGCGCCTTCAGGGCGGCGCTAATGCGGTGATCATAGACCCTGAAGTGGGCGATATCGGCATGGCCTGCTTTTGCAGTCGCGATATCAGCTCGGTGAAGAACGCCCGAAAGAATGCGCCTCCAGGTAGCCGCAGAATGTACGACTTCAGCGACTGCATGTATGTTGGTGGGTTCTTGAATGCGACTCCAGCGCAATACGTTCAATTCACCGCCGGCGGAATAATCGTGCATAGCCCAACGAAATTCAGGGCGGAGGCGCCGACTATTCAGTTAGACGGAGCGTCCGTGCAGCTTGGCGATGTAGAGGCGACACTGCGTCGCATCATTGATGAGCGGTTGATTGCGCTGTATAACGCGCATACCCACGCATCTGGCGGCGCCGGCGTTCCAGTCACCCCATTAACGCTGGCGACAGTCGCCACAGCCATTACGCAGGCCAACTAATGTCCACTCTATATCTTGACCCGGATGCTTGGGACTTGGTTCTAGATGCCAACCGTAGCATTGCGCTGGCAGTTGCCCCGTATGAGCGAGCGCAGTCCGTAGCGAATGCATGCCGACTGTGGCGCGGCGAAGCTCCTTACAACACCAATCGAGGAATCCCCTACGAGACCGATGTACTCGGCCAGCAGCCGCCGCCACGCGTTCTTTCCGGATGGTACGAGGGCGAAGCAGTAACCGTGCCAGGAGTGGCAAGCGCTACCGCGATTTTGCTGTATGATAATCGTCAATTGACCGGTCAAATCCAATGCACTCTTGACGACGGAACCATCATCAATGTCTAACGTCCCGCCACTTCAGATCACTTCGGAAGGCGTCGTAGCGCCGGATTCGGTAACGATTCGTACCGGCGTGCTGGCGGATGAAAACTTTGCTTTTGGTGGTGATCTCGATATCACTACGCCATCCACGCCACAGGCTTACCTTGCTGACAGCCTTACCGACAACATTAGCAGCGCAAACGCGAATATTGCTTATTTTGTGGGTCAGGTCGACCCGGCTTCGTCTGAAGGGCGCATGCAAGATGCAATCGGTCGCATCTACTTCCTTGATCGGAATGGAGCCACGGCCAGTGTTGTGCAGGCCTTGTGTACCGGCCAGCCTGGGGTAACGCTTCCAGCCGGATCTTTGGCCGAAGACGACGCCAACAATCTTTGGCAATCCACTGATGATGCTGTTTTTTCTGGTGGCGGCGTCGTAACCACTCAGTTCGCTTGCTTGACGCTTGGCCCCGTTCTTCTTGGTATTGGCGAGCTGACCAAGATTGCACAGCTTGCTCCTGGGTGGGACGCGATCACTAACCTAGGAGCAGCAACCACCGGCAGCGCCACCGAGAATCGAACTGAATACGAACGTCGCCGGCAGGACTCTGTGGCGATCAATTCAAAAGGAACTCCAGCCGCAATTCGTGCGGCCATGTGGAGCATTGATGGCGTGCTTGATGTGTTCGTATATGACAACTACGCGAACGCCATCGTCAACTACGGGTCAACCAATTATCCGCTGGCACCTCACAGCGTTTACGTCGGGGTTGTTGGCGGAGATCTTCAAGACATCGGCGATGCGCTGCTGAGCCGGAAGGATCTTGGATGCGATATGAATGGAAACACGTCAATCACGGTTCAGGATACGGAGGGGCTTAGCTATCCTTATCCGACCTACGTCTACAAGATTAACCGCCCATCATCTCTGCCGATCCTTTTTTCAGTGCAAATCGCAAACAACGCTTCGTTGCCGGCCAATATTGTAGCGCTTACGAAAGCGGCAGTTATCGCGACCTTTACGGGATCGAATGGCGCTCAGCGCGCACGCATGGGAGGGCAGATTTTTGCTTCGAACTATTACGCTGCGGTGGCGGCGATTGGCGCGTCCGTATCAATTATCTCAATCAAAGTTGGAACCGTGACCGCGACACTTGATTCGGTTAACGTCGGGATTGATCAGTCGCCGACAATCCAGGAATCCAATATTACGGTCACACTGGTATGAAACAATATGCCGCCTCCCCAACGATTCAGCAGCTGATTGCTGATCGCGGAACTTATTTCCCAAATTCCTGGCAAGATCAGTTCTATAGCAACATCTGGAACGTAGACACGGCAGGAACTCTTGGTCTTGATATTTGGGGGCGTATCGTCGTCATTGGCCGAAACATCCAGATCCCGGTTGTTGATTATTTTGGATTTACGACGATTCCCACTCAATCATGGGGCGCGTTCGGAGAAGAATCCTTCTATACAGGGCCGACAACCAGCACGACTTTCCGCCTTGAAAACGACGCCTATCGCATCCTAATCCTTGCCAAAGCCCTATCCAATATTGCAAAGACAGACGCAAGAAGCCTGAACCGCGTCCTACAGCAATTGTTCCCCGGTCGAGGCAGGGCATGGGTGAGCGACCTTGGCAGCATGGCTATGCGATTCTATTTTGAGTTCGCGCTGGAGCCTTGGGAAATGGCGGTATTGGTCAGCGGCGGAGTCCTTCCCCGACCCGCCGGAGTTGGTGCTATGATTGCGCAAATACCCGCAGAGACATTTGGCTTTTTTGAAGCCGGTGCAGATTCGGAGCCCTTCAATCAGGGTACACTTTTAAGTAACGGAGCCGTAGCAAATGCCAATTAGCCCACCATCGAAAATTACGGTTCCCTTTGCCACGTCCGGCCTTAAGAACACAATTCCAGCGACTACGAATAACGTAACTGGCAACGCCGGATATGATGCTGGCTTCGGCCCGATCAACATGACGCCAAAGACTGCCGGCGGCATTCCTCCTTTTGGCCAGGACTTCAACGGCATATTTTTTGACGTAACCACAGCCATTCGATTTTTGGAGGCCGGCGGGTCATTTCCTTATGACTCGGCTTTCTCAACTGCGGTCGGCGGATACCCAATTGGCGCGCTTGTATCGAGGACTGATAGTACCGGATTGTGGCGCAACACCGTTGCAAATAACACGACCGATCCAGAAACTTTTGGTGCGGGCTGGCAGCCTGAAGATGCGGGCATAACCTCCATCACTATGACCAGCTCGAACGTAACCCTGACCGCTCTGCAAAGTGCCCGGTCGCTAATTGTTATCAGCGGAACTCTGACGGCAAACTTGCAGCTAATCCTACCAACCTACACCAAGCAATGGGCGGTTGTTAACAATTGCACTGGCGCATTCTCAATCACGATCAAGACCGCTGCCGGCTCTGGAGTATCTTCCTCCCCCGGCCAGTCACAGACGGTCATTGGCGACGGGACTAATATCTTGTCTGCTGGCGGTGGCCGACTGCTGAATATGCGCGCAATCACCGTAGGCGGCACCCTCACGAAAACGCCTGGCGCCAATTTCGGGTATGGCATTTTGGTTTCTGGCGGTGGTGCTGGCGGTGGTGCTCCGTCGACCGCTACCGGTAACACGGCGGCAGGCCTCGGCGGTTCGGCGGGAGGCATTGCTGAATTTTACCTGCCAATGAGCCAGCTGGATGGACAGACGCTGATCATCGGGACTGGTGGCGCGGGCGTATCAAACTCTGCGGGATCGGCGGGTGGTGCCAGCACGATTGGCTCTTTGATCTCTGTTCCTGGCGGTACTGGCGGAGCAGCCGGCGTCAACACGCTGCCGCCTTGGTCGCTTGGCGAGTCAGGGAACAGCCCGACTCCAACAGGCGGAAACATTTCGAATGTTCCAGGCCCTAGCGGCGGCTCGTCAACATCAAGCTCGACAAGCTTTATTGTGTCCGGCCGAGGTGGTAGTGGTCGCTTTGGGACTGGAGCAAACGCCCGTGGTCAGACTCGCGGGAATGGAACCAATGGTTTTGGATATGGCGCCGGGGGTAGCGGGGCTATTGAGCAGTCTGCCGGCCCTGGCGGATTAGCTGGCGGCAAT